TTATATACATAATAAACCATTCCTTTTTAAAAAGCAACCTTTAATTTTATAAATGTAATACCTGTATAAAAAAGATTTTTGTATTTGTATATCTACATTAATATCTACATCAATTTTAAGCATTATAATTTTACTTATTTCTACTATTATATCTAAATACAAAAAAGAAAAATAGGGCATAAGGAAAAAATCCTCACACCCTAATTTTATTTATCTATGTACCCATTTCCATCATTTGGATTGCTTAATATTCCACCTAAAACAAGTATTCCTAAAAGTCCATTTACCACTTCTGTATAATTAACTGGTAATATATTTAGTCCAAATGCTTGTAGCAAAATTGGAATAAAAGCAAATATGCTCACCCAAAGTCCGTAATTTTTAAATCTTGATTTATCCATTTATAAAAACCTCCTAAATTTTCTTTTACTTTATTTATGCTTTAACTAATTCATTCATAGTTATGAAAGCTTTTTCTGTATTTGTACCCCAATAACCATCTTCGGCAATCTTTAGTTTTGTGTCTGTAATTTTATTAAACCAACACTGGAACTCATAACAATACTTGAATTTTTTCCCTTGCTTAATATATGTAAGAAGAAAATCCAACGATTTTTGTGTATTAGTACCATAAAAACCATCTTCACTAATTTTTGCTTTTGTGCCTGTGATATTATTATAAAAAATCTGCCATGCCCCACAATATCTTGATTTCTTTTGTGGAGTAGTAATTGTATTATTTGGATAGAATATAAAACATTGTCCACATTCATTTCTAAATATATTGGGATTCCATGTTTGATTAGTTCTTGATGTTGATGCAGGGTCATTAACACTTACAACATTACCATCAAAATTCCACGCAACTATGAAATGTCCATATCTCGTAAAAGTAGGTGGTTGCATACTCAAAACTGCATAAGCACCATTTTTAACTGCTTCAAGCATTTCATTAACACTCTCTGCTTGCTTAAATCTTAAATTATATTTCTTAGCAACATGGGCAAAATAACTCCAATCAGTACCTTCATTATTAGTTCTATATCCATTCGCCAAAGCATCTGCTGAAGTTTCTTTTGGTGTTATATTTTTATCTACAAGAGTTGCAAGTACCATAGCCATACTTGTAGTTCCACATCCACTTGAACCAATAGTTTGACTAGAATCTCCCCTTGAAGAATAGTTTATCCAACCCCATCGGTCATCATTTTGTAAATACATTACTGGTCTTTTATTACTCATTTTATATTTTCCCTCCTTAACCCATTATTTTTGAGCATAAAAAAAAGATTATCGGCATCAAAATTGCACCAATAATCCATTTATAATCTCCAGTTTTATCTAGTTTTTTTTCTATCATGTCTGTTAATTTTTCTATACTTTTACATAGTTGCGTTATTTGAGTGTCTTGTTTGGTTGTGTCTTTCTCTAAACTCATAATTCTACAATCATGCTTATCTATCTTCTCCTCATGTTCTACAATTTTAATTTCTATAGTTTCACTGTTCATAAATTTCACCTGCCTTCTAATTTTATTAAGTTGTGTCACGATATTTTCCTAAATCGTAGCAAAACAAAACACTTTAAACTTTTATTGCTTGCAGCGCTTAATAGAAAGATTTTGCCTTAAATTAGTTTTCATATGAAATCTATTATTATTTTTCTCTTAGATTAAGATATTGCAATGAAGATACCTATAGAATACTCCATAGGTATCTTCATTAACTTATTTTAAACTTTAAGCTCATCTGCTACTTTTTTGCGAAAACTAATGGCTTGTCTACCTACACCTATTACAACGGTTACATCTATTGCGTCTATTGCATCTATTGCATTGGTTACATCTATTACAACCGCCGAATAAACCATCAAAACCATCATTAAAACTATTGGCACAACCAGGACACCAATCAGTATTATCAAAAAATCTATCATCTTCAAACCTATCTTCACATCTACATCTATTGTGACACCTACATCTATTATTATCTATATTATCTCTATTAATTATATTAAGCAATTCTTCAATTAATTCATCAGGAATTTCATTTGACTCTCTACATTTAGACATATATAAAACCTCCTATATTGTATTTACCATATATTATGAGGGCTTGTCTAGATGTGTGCAGAATAATTACTAAGTAAGAGCACACTTTCTAATAAGTACTTTACAACATTTTTTATCGCAGTATTTTCCTAAAGAGTAGCTAATTTTTTTCTAACTTGTTCTCTCACTTCTGCAACTTTAATTTGTTCCACAGTTATCATTTCTAACCTTATCATTCTTACTAAATCATCAATCATCTTATATCATCCCCTTGTCCTTATAATAAAGATAATTTATTTTATCCTCTAAAGATAGTTGTGGAACTACAGGTGTTTCTACAGGTATCGGAAATTCTTCCCTACCAATTAACACCCCATCTTGTGTAATTTCTCTTATTCTCATTCCTTTTGAATCATATTCTTTAATTTCCATTAATAAATACCTCCTTATGGTAAAGTTCTATAAGTGCAAGTTATCTTGGGATAAGAAGAGTAAACGCTCATAGAAGAAGAACATCTAATTCCCATTCCGGAAAGATTAGTAACCGCATTCATTGCAATAAGTATTTTTTTTCTATTGGTTGCACCATCAATACGAATACTAATAGAGCCAGCGGTTGTTGTATCATAGTTACATAAACTTAATAATTCATACTTTCCCAATAAATTTACAACTAAATTGCTTTGGTCAGATTGTTGTGTCTCGAAATTATCACTATATATACTTCCTATTCCCGTTGAGGCTTTTAGTGCTATAGTATCAGCTTTTAATATGCTGATATCTCCTTTGATATTTGTTGTGTCAGCCTTGATTAGCGAAGTTTCTGATTTAACATCTGCAATGTTTGTTATTATCGTACTAGCGTTAGCCTTTAAAGTAGCAGTATCCGTTTTAACTGTAGCTATCTGCGCAGTAACTGAATTGTAATGAGCTGTTTCATTTGAATTAGTGGACACTACTGTTGTTTTTACCGAAGCCATATTAGTTTGTAAATCATCTGTGTCAGCATTTACTATCGCCAAACTTGCCTTTAATGCATTGGTATCCGCTTTTACAGAATCTAAAGTAGCTTTATCTGCAATAAATATTTCTCCTGCCACTATAACACCTCCCTGTAGTATAAAAGACCACCTTTTATACCCATTTCATATTTTTTAGTTGTAGAATCATCTTTAATTTGTTTCTCCATTTTAGTAGCAAGTTGTTGAGTATTATCCGCCAAAGACGAAGCAACTGTTCCACCATCTCCTGTTTTTATATCTGTTGCACTTAATACAACTGTACCTGTTTTGTTATTTACAGATGTAACCGGCACAGTAATATTACCTGCTTTATCTTCTATTAATTTTAGCTTTTGGTCAATTATATCTGCATTAAAATTAAAATCATCATTATTTATTGAATCATTCCCATCAGGTTTTTTAAAACCATAATTTGCTGTTGTTTTCATTTTTATTAATACCTCCTATTCATAAACTCTTAATTCGTCCCAAGTTTTGGTTTTAGCTTGTTCCCATGTAATTTTTTTGATGGAATCCCATACAGTATAAGTATAAGCAAAATCGTATCCCAAATGTGCTGGCTTTATAGTTTCTAGCATTTCTTTAAAGCTTGCCATGTTTTTAGGAATACCTCTAACCCCTATAAATTTAACTATAAAACAAGAGTTTTCGTTATCCTCAATTACATTTACCTCTCCACCGCTAAAAGCTTCAGCAGTATTTTTTATCATTTTTTTAGTAGCAGTTCCAGTCCCTCTCTTTTTAGCATAAATTATTTCTCTTCTATCTTCATAACTTTTATTTAAATCCGTCACAATTCCCAAATTTTTTTCGTACCTATTTAATCCCCAAGTTGCAGTATCTACATAAAATTGGTTAAGTAAATCTTTTTTAGAATAATTAAACCTACCAATTTCCTTCGCATTAGATTCTTGAATATTTATCATTGCCTTTGAGGGTTTATAATAAGGTGGCAAATATTTCATTAAATCAGGGATATAAGGTTTTATTTTTTCGTCTTCTGCACTTACATCTGAATCATATTTATTTGTTCCATATTCTACAGACCCATACATTTATTACACCCCCTTTAGGTCATTCCATGTAACCCCTTTTTTAAGATAGTTGGCATCATTTTGTAACTGTGATAATTTTGTTGGTACATCATTAGCTGTAGCAATTAGTTTAGTACCATCTATAGTTACCGTCCTTAATGTTCCATCACTTGTTTTAAACGGAATATTTAAAGTGTTTCCGCTTAAGTAAAGCCCCACTTGATTAGAAGACATATGGGTAGTATAAAACTGTGAAGCATCCACAGCACCCAATTTTGTTTCGCCAGTTGTATTAATATTAGTAGCAGAAGCAAATTCACCAGCATGTTTTGAATCCATTGCATCTGCATATTCTTTAGCTGTTTTAAGCACAATATTAGCTTTACTTTGAGCACTTTCAGGAGTTTCTTTATTGCCCCACACTTGTTTTTCTATATCACTTGTGAATCTTCTATTCTCATTTTCTACAACAATATCTGCTGAGTGACTGCTAGGGTGGATATATTTATTAGCATTAGTTTCTATGCCTGCAAGTTTCTGCTTTTCTCCTGTCGAATAATCCTCTGAACTTAGTTGTTTACCTGCTACTTTATCTACTTTGGTTGCTAATCCTTTAGTAATAGTGCCTGCAAAATCAGCATCATTATTAAGTGATTTTGCTATTTCTTGTAGAGTATCTAATGCATCAGGTGCAACTCCTATCACATCTTTTATTTTTTGTAGAACTTCTTCTCTAGTAAATACTTGTTCTTTTAAATATCTTTTATTTAATTCAATATCCACATAAGTTTTTTCTGCTTTATTATTTTCTAAATTTGTAGCTCTGACTTTTAAATTGCCTACTTCTAAATTGTTGCTAGCCTTGTATTTGTCAACTTCCACTTGTGTGATTACTATGCTTTCTTGAACCTTATTAATGTCATCTGCCTCTACTGTATCTCCATTTGTTTGATAAGTTATATATACTTTATCCATATTAGAAAATATCTTAATTTCCTTTTTCCAAGGAGTTTTTGAAGGTGTAGATAAGATAAAGTTTTCTATTTTGTTGCCTGTTAATTTACTTCCAGTATAAACAGAAATAGAAGGTAAACTCACATTGTCATGTTCAAGTTCACCTTCATATATTCCATTTGCAAGAGTTACTTCTTCCTCGATTACATAAGTATTATTTTCAAGTTTATTAAGCTTTTCTGTAAATTTATCTACATTTTCTGGGTACAATTATCACACCCCCAATTCCACAATACCTATTATTGGTATTTCTTCATCTTTCAATCCAATGTTAGATATTTCACTGTTTATTTTTAAGTCTGAATAGTCTAACACCCCTGGAGTATTAAGAAGTATATTACCTAATTTTGCATAACTTAAGTAAGTATCTACAAAAGTGATATCTTTTAAATAACCACCTAGTGTTTTTAAAAACTCTTGTTGAATATTGGATATACTATAGCCAGTAGCAAGGGTAACTTTAGCTGTTATATTTATAGTTTTTCCAGTAGCACCTATAACTGTTACTGTTGCACCAAGTGGTCTTTCTTCTTCTATATGTTCATAAACTTTATTTGTTAAAGTTGTATCGACTAAACTTTTGTTACTGTTTACAATAACTACCTTTACTGTTCCTGCTCCATTTTTGCCATTACTTTTGTCCCATAAAGGAAATACTTTTGCATCACCCACCCCAACAACTTCCTTTGCCCAATTTCTATAGTGCCACTTATTTCCACTAGTTGCAGGAGTTCTAATGTACTCATAATATCTTGTCCTTAAATCTTTGTCTGTTTCTGCATCATAGCCATTATTAATATTGTTAGGATTTGTTACGCTTACTAACCCTGCTAATGTTATTGGGAAATTTTTAATAGCAGCCATAGGTATATTCCCAATAATACCCTCGATTTCACATTCTACATTTACAGATACTTGTAAAGTAGCATCTATTATTTTATTCTCCATGAATACAAATTCGATTGAATCACTTGCTACTTTATCACCTTTTGTAATTATCGAACCTATTGTCCCTGTAATAATAACTACATCTGTTGCCTTTGTAGCAATTTTTCTAGTAATACCATAATCTCCCACTATCCTTTCTAAATCTACACCTGTAGCTGTGTCTGCATAACCCCTATCCCATTGTTTTTCTTGTTCTTTGTAAGATTTTTCTAATTCAATCGCAATTGGAATTTCAGCATCATGGAAAAATGACCCCTCTGATTTATCAAAAGAGTCATCTATATTTGCTAATAATCTAGCTTGTATAACATCTTTATTATCTGCCATTTATAATCACCTCCTGCTCTACTCCTGTACCATCTTTTAAAATAACTGTAAAACTAATAGTTAGCATATTTTTATTTTTATTTAATGAGAACATGTCTATATCTAATATTTGTGGATGTATTAAAAGTGCCTCTGTGACCTCTCGCCTTATTTCAGATTCTTTATAAATGTTAATTTTATTACCTAAAACTAAATCCTCTAAAGTTATTCCATATTGTTTATAAATTTGAAACTTAAATTTTTCTGTCCTTATGACTTTTTCTATCCAATTTTTTAATGCTTCTGCTTCTGTCGCTATTACTAATCTTCCATTTTGTGTTACGAAATCACCTTTTTTAAAATCAAATAAAAAGGTCTTTCCTAATGTAATAACTTCTGTTTCTACATTATCTATTTGTTGTTGCAAATCCACATTCATTTCTGGGAATATACTATCTGACATTTATATCACCACCTTATCCAGTACAAAGAATGTTTGTCCTGAAGAATCTGGTATTAGTAATACTATATCCCCTGTTTTTAAAATGTCTTTAAAGGTTATAACCGTATCATAATCTGTTTTTGTGCTTATATGTATATTACTTATTGTATCTCCTCTACCATCTGTAGCGGAACACTCTACACTATAATCCTTAATTTCCATAACTGCATTTCTCTTGTAATTTTCTATTAAATTACTACATAAAAAACAATTAGAACTATCTAATATTACTTCATTTAGCAATATTCCAATCTTAAGAGGTGTAATACTAAGTATAGTTCCTAAAACATTTCCTACCATATTAGGATTATCTCTTTTCTTAAATTCGCTTACCAATTCTGTTATTTTACTCATATTATCCCTCCTAGAATTCGATTGAAATACTGACTTTGTGATTATTTTTTGCAAGAGTATGAGATGCTGATTTGATCCTATACCAACCATCAACCCCCATAGTCGGAATACTAATATTAATCATTCTATTTGCAATAATGTCTTCTCCTAAATTTCCAACCACAAGTGGAATAGTTACGTCTTTAGCAACTTTATTGTTTTCTTTTAAAAAGTTATTCGCCATATTTTTTGCTTTACTTTCATCTTTTTTTTCTGCTACTGTAATTATTTCTTGTAACATTCCAAATTTTAAAATATTATTTTTATCTTCAACACTTGCTAAAACTCTATTATTCTTTTCATCCGAACTTACAACTATAACTTTAGTAAACATATTTTCTATTGTACTATTTACCGTAATATCTTTACCTATTAAAATCTTAGGCTTTATTTTTAAATCACTTAGTTTTCTAATGTATAGAGTATCACTTATCATTTCTTTTATATAAATATTATTTGTTTCTAAATGCGATTGTTCTAAAATGTCCTCTATAATTTTACTAGCTTCACTATCTTTGTGTATTTTAGTTATTAGAGTATTTATCTGCACTATGTTGGATTTTATACCTAGCTTAGAACATAACTGTTTAATTGCATTTGTACCATTAACTTTATTAAACTGTATAATTAATTTGTTCTTATTTAAGTAAAAAGCATAATCCATACAAGTATAGGAGTTTTTAAATTTACCTTTATTTTTACTAATAACCAATCCTAAAAATACAACTTTACTATCTTTTTTTAGAGTAATATGTGTTCCCTCTTCTAAGTTATAAAGGCTTTCAAAACTTAAACTTACTGCTAGGGTGTCCTTATCACTTCCCCAACCTATGTTATTACTCTTACTTAATATGTCTACCCATTTGCTATTATATAAAGCATACAAATGCCACATTATTCAAATACCTTCCATTGCTTAAGCGTGGCAGTATAAATTACATTACCAACCTTATCATAACTATGGGTAAATCCACCAACTTCCATAACTAAATTCATTACCTCTTTATTATTTACACTACTTACAAATCTAATTGCAAAATTTTTCCTTCTTGCTCTTGTTAATAAAGATATAATTTTATCTGTATTAACAAAACTTGATTTATTAAAAGCATATTCTCTTTGTGGTAATTTTCCAGTTAATTCAAATCCAAAATTATTAACTGCTCCTTGTAGTAAATAAGTTCCATTATTAAAAGTTTCAAATTCTTCATCATTACCAACTTGTTCATAGCTTGGTAATTGTGGTGGTAGCCAAGGAAATTGTAATACTTCTTTTCTATCTAACGTGCTAATCCATATATCGTTCATATAACTACATCCTTTCTTAAATTAAAATAAGAGTGATTATATAAACCACTCTTAAGTATTTGCTAATGTTAATAAAATTTTATCACTTACTTTTTCCGCTACATCTGTAAAAAACTCATCTGTTCCTACATTCCCATTAAAATTAAAATTAAATACATGCCCACCACTAGATTTTTCTATTAATTTTTTTGATTTATCAGCAGGAATTATCATTTCTCCACTAGATGCCTTTCTAATTTCTCCACCTTTTTCGTGCATAAGTGTCAGCCCAGCTTGTGCATATGCTGTGCCACTTGCTTTTTTAGGTATAGTATTAAAAATGTTTTTAGGTTTACTTGGAGTTGTTGTTTTTTTAGGATTTCCTAATCCAAAATTGTCCTCTTTTGTATATACCATGTTAGTAGTTACTGTAGAGTTTTTATCTTCTGCTTTTGTTCCATTCCATTTTGTTAGCCAATTCCACGCTTTCTCTATCCATCCACAAATATCTTTCCAGTGTGTTATTGCTCCATAAATTGCGAGTCCTAACAATGCTAACCCTGCAACTACTAATACTATTGGATTAGCAAGCATAATAGTATTAAATGCTCCTTGTGCTATTATTGCTAGATTCAAGGCAGTAGTAGAACTTATCAACCCTAGCTTTTGTGCTAAAATTAATGCTGTTTGTGCAACTATTGCTAATCCACTTAACCAAAGTTTAGCAGTATATTCCACAATAGATACTATCATAGTTCCTGTCATTATTAATGCATTTTTAACCATTTCCACACCTGATAATATTATACTAGCTATAAATCCTGTTACCATTTTAACCCCTGCAATACCTGCTTCAACTCCAACTTTTATTAATGCAGGTGCAAATATAGTGCCTAAAACAACTGCAACTCCACCTATAACGGCTTGATTATCTATTAATATTTGCTTGAAACTATTGAATGCTTCTTTAACTTCTTTGGTATGTTTTATACAGTATATTACTGCTAATGTCAAACCACCAATTGCCAATGTTATCCATCCCAAACTAGTTATTTTCAAAGAACCATCCACTAAAACTATTGCTAATTTTAAAGCGTCTAAAGCAATTTTTAAGTCTTTAACTATTTTAATTGCTACATAGAAACTAAAAAATGCTTCTGCCACATTTATTATAGTATCTTTGTTGTCTTTTAAAAATTGAAATACCTTTCCGATAACTTCAGTAGCCTTATTTACTCCATTTGCAATGTTGTCCACAAACTTTTGTATACTACCATTTTCTTCTAATACTTTTAATTTATCTGTTATATTAGATGTTAATTTTACAATCGCACCGCTTGTATTGTCCATTATCCCTGTTGCTATATTTTTCGTTCTTACTTTTAATTTATTTAGTTTGCTACCTAGGGTGTCGCTCATTACTGCAAATGCGGTATCTGTAGCCCCTGCACTATTTTTCATGCCATCCATTCCGCCTTTTACGTCTTTTAAACCACCACCTGCAAGCACTAACGCACCACTTAAGGCTCTAACATTTCCAAATAAACCTGCCATTTTCTCTGTACTTCCACCAGTTTTCTTTTTAATTTCTTCTAAGAACCCTACAAAGCCTTTAGATTTTAACCCTGCTACACTAAAATTTATTCCTAATTTTTTTGCCATATCCGCAGATTCTTTCGAAGGAGAAATTATGCTTGTCATAACGCCTTTCATTGCAGTTACTGCTTCATCAGTTTTTATTCCGTTTTTCGTCAATCCAATCATACCAGATAGTAATTCATCTATAGATAGTCCTGTGGATTTTGCAATGGGTGTTAAACTCCCCATGCTTTCTGCTAATTCCGCAACTGTAGTCACTCCCAAATTTTGGGTAATTAGCATTTTATCTGATATGCCTTGCATAGCTTTTTGTCCACTAAGTCCATAAACATTCATTGTTGCACACAAAATTTTTAAAGCTGAATTAGAATCTGTAAAACCTGCTTTTGCCAACTTAGCCGACGTAACCGCCGATGCTAAAGAGTCTTTTGAACTAACTCCCGAACTTATTGCATTGTATTGCGTATCCCCCAGTTCTGTTGTACTTATTCCAGTATCGCTCGAAGTTTTAAGAAGTCCTTTCTTAATTACCTTTTTATCTAAACTTGCACCTGCTATACTTTTAACTTTAGCACTTGCCTCGTCTAATTCTTTCATACCTTCAAATCCAACTTTAATAATAAAACCAGTAGCTAGGGTTGCCATTGCGACACCCAATTTTAACGCTTTATCTCCAGCTTTCTCAAAATTCTTTTTAGCATTATTCGCAAACAGGGCACTTTGTTGGCTTGCTCTTTTCATTTCGCTAGACATGTTTTTAACATTTTTATTTACTTTCATTATTCCGCCAGACATATTATCCCGTAGGTTTAGTATCGTACTAATAGCCTTAGACATTTGTTATCACCTACTTCCTGCTATTATTTTAAACTTCTCATTTTCTTCTTCTTTATCTTTATTCATCATTTCTAACAATACCATTTTTTCCATCATTCCTAAATTACATAAATATTCCATTGTTTGCCCTTTTGCAAGGTAATGACGTATAATTTCTAAATCAACATCATCCCCTTGCTCTATTAGTTTTTTACTTTTTCTTTAACTTTTCCAAGACCATAAAAACTGTTTACAATCTCGCATATTGCATTCATTTCGCCCATATTATCATTTAACAAAATAAGTGGTAATTCTAAAGCATCTTCAACCTCAAATGTTTCCATTAATTTCTTAGAGTTTTCCTTGAAAATTGGACAACATTCAAATATTACTTCAGACATAAAATCTAAGTTATCTTCCATGTCTCCATCTTCTACATCATTCATAAGTCCCATATATTTTTTTAGTGGTATTTTAACAACTTGTATCTTTCCACCAATTTCCTTAGAATCGTACATTTTTACTTCCATTTTATCAGTGTCTTTTTGTAGTTTCTTAGCCATTAAATCCTCAAATGTAATTGTTTTAGATTCTATTTTTTTTGCTTTTTTAGTCATTATTAATCAATCTCCTCTATTTTTAAATTTTTATTGTAATTTCAATAAAAAACAACGCCATAGAATAACTCCTAAGGCGTTGTTTTGATTTTTAGGTATATTATATACCTACTATAATATTTCTACGAAACTAGCTTTAAAAGGCATCTCACCTTCTGTAACAGACTTTTCTTCCCATTTTTGCAACATTAATTCATCGAAAGTTATACTTGTAATTTTAATACGTTGTGTTTTTCCACTTGCTTTATTGTAAGCTTTAGACACTATATTTACATCGGGAACATTACCTTTTGCATATTCTGCAAATATTAAATCTAATATAATATTAAAGTTTTTATCTGTTTTTCTATAACTAAAACTACCTTCATAACTAATCCCCATAAGAACTCTATCTGTAGTAAGCCCATTTGGAACATCTTCCCACTCATAAACCGCTTTACACTCAAAAGACTTTACTTTTTCAAATTCCTTGTCTTCTAACCATAAATTTCCATTCCCCGTCCAATAATTATTACTAGCACTATTTCCCATTATTATTAACCACCTTTTTTATTATTATTTTATAAATACTTTTAATTAAAATATTGTTATTCCAAATTGTAATGCTTCCATAGCTTCTAAGAATTTTACATCTGCCATTAAAAATAGTTTATTCCTAAATGCTTTAACTATTACTTGTCCATCATCCCATGTTTCTGCTTCTGTTTTTCCACTCGCAACATAAGCATCTCGTTGTGCTTCTATATTTATTAGAGATTTATTATCGTATAGATTATCTAAAATATCTTCCTTAGCTAATCCTTTAAAATATGTATTTACCGCTCCTATAAACAAAAACTGATAATCTGTCTTATTTTTAAATGTTCCAACATAATCATTTTTATAAGAAGAAGATATATCATTTGTAATTAAATCCATTGTTTCAACCGCTTCTATTTTGGACATTATTTCCGTATTTACTTTATCTATAGTTGTTAGAGAATTTACTGCTGTGCTTATTTTAACAACGTCAATATCATCATTAAATAAGCACAACTTACCTAATCCAATACTTGTATCAATATTAACTTCCTCAACTACAGATTTTAAATTAGTAACTTTAAGATATGTAGCACTTCGGCTCAATGGTAGTCCAGCAAACACTCCTAATAATGTTGGAATAAGTTCATTTCCTGTTTTTTCCCCTCTTAGAGAATCCGTGAATGTTACCTTACTATTAACAAAATTAACTACATGCTTAACATCTGCACTATTATTAAATACAACACCCTTATAGAATTTAAACAAAGATTCTTGCTCTTTTATAAACGTTGCAACTGCTGTTTGGTCTGTAACACTAGAACTCGCAGTTCCCATCCAATCTATTTTAAGTCCTCTTATTATAGTTAATGCATCTGCTATTACCCCACCTATATCTATTCTTACTACACTTACAGTAGCAGGAACTCCTAAAAAACAATCTTTAATAAATTGTAAATTTTCTGCTGTATATAATGCAATATCTGCTTCAACTTCAGAAATTAGTTTATATGTTTTGTTTGTAAATGTTTTGTTTGTATCGTCATTAATTATTAATCCTACTCTACCTCTACTGCCTCTCATATTTGCTGTTTTTGCCTTTTGTGTAAATATTACGGATATACTTGGAGATGTATTTGTTGTTGCCATTTATATTACCTACCTTTCTTATTTTATTGTTTTATATTTATTTCTAACTCTTCCATCATTTCTATGTCATCTTCATTAGTTATAATTTCTTCGCTTGTGAATACATTAAAATAATAATGCACTATTTTATCTATAACATCAGCTTCAACTTCATCAAAAATTTCAATATTAAAATCCTCATTGATTTTAATTATGTTATCTTCAATAAAAATCTCATTAAGTGAATCTATCATATTTAAGTTTTCTATTTTATTTTTCTTATCATCTTTTGGATAATAGTAAATTCTAATAGTAATGTTTTTATCCAAAGCAGAATCACAAAATTTATTTGTCTTTAAATTATCTAAACTCACAAAAAATGAAGGTCTAACAATCTTTTCTGTTACATCTGATTCTGACATTAATTTTATACTTGGAAATTTAGTTATAAGTTTTTTATTTATTGCCGTTATTATATCTGTATATTTTACAATATTAATCACCACCTAATCTATATCCTCGATTATGTCTTCAATCAATTTTTCTATTTCTTGATAGTATCCACTTTTAAAAGCTTCCTCTGTTTTTTCTATAAAATGATAACCTGGAACAAAAGTTTCTGCACCATCGTGATTTTTTCCACCTTTGTGTATATATCCGTTATTTAGTAGGTGGGATAATGGATGACTATTAAATGCTCTACAAGTTAAATCTCCATTGTATTTATAAACTTTACCAGATTTACTACTAGTTAATATTTCTTTTTCTATAAATCCCTGTTCTCCAATCCCTAAACTTTTAATCTCTTTTTTCTGTTCTTTACTTAATTTAGTAGCTTCTTTCTTTAGAAACTTCTTACTCTTTTTAGCTACAGATTTACTTGTTTTTGCTAAATTATTAATATAGCTTTCTAATTCACTTGTGTCAAATGCTATATCCGCTGCCATTATTCCATCACCATTTTTGTAAATATTTCTAAGTATTCACCATTTTTGAAGTCTACATCAAACGAAACAAATTCATATTTTTTACCCTGAAATACGAAAAACATATCTATAGAAGGATTAAGAATACTTTTAATTCTAACTGTAAATTTGTGACTATATTCTACACTTTCTGTTATTCCATTATCCTTTTGCCGATTCATCGTTCCACTTGGAATAATATTGCAGTATACAAGTGGCTTAATTATTTTTTCCTCTTTATCTGATTCCAATAATTTATTTGTAAATTCTACCATTCCCCATAATTGGGCACGATTATTTAATTTATTGGTTATATTGCCCATTTAATCATTCCTTTCTTATAAAAAGTTCCTTCTGTGCATTTCTAAAATACAATCAACTATTTTATTAATTTTATCTTTTTCTACAACATAACTTCTTGTGTCGAACATATCTGCAATTAATACCAAATAAGCCATTGTCAAATCCTCTTTTTGGTCTATTTCCTCTATTGTTAATGCAGTCTTGCCTTTTATAAAAGCTAATGAAGAAGACATACATAAACTTATAAAACTATCATCATTTTCTTGATCTAATCTTAAATAATCTCTTACAAATATTAATGTTACCTGACTGATTTTAATATTAATCACCTACTTTTTTATAATAAAAAAAAGGAATAGCCATAGCTACCCCTTAATTAATTATGCTTTATTAAATATACCTGCTAATCTTTGCTCGTCCTTAACTTTACCATCCATGTACATATCTGCTCCATACCCTACTAATCCTGCTCTCTTATAAGAAGAATCATCATAAACAGTCAGTGCTATAGTCTTTTGTGTATTGGTGTGATAAGCCTTTGGAGAAGCTAAAACTATTAGACATTTAGCACCAGTTACAGTAGTATTATCTATTGCATCTGTTAATTCTACTGGTATTCCCAAAATAGTATAATCAGAAGTTTTTGTTAAGTCTGGCTGTAAAAGTGGTCTACCATCAGCATCTTTAAGTAAATCTAGTAATAGCAATGTATCTGCATGCATAAACCATTTAGCACCAATTAAAGCAGATTTTTTGAATTTTCCTTTACACTTCTTTAAATCTTCAATTGTTACTACTCCTCTAACTTCTACAGTTAGTTTATTTGCTACTTTTATTCCACCAATTAGTCCTGTAGGTTGGTCTACTCCACTACCATTAAATATAGCCACTTCTATAGCATCACCCATAGTTTCTGCAATATCTGTTTTTACAAAACTAGATAAATCTAATTCTTGTACATTCATCATAGATTGAGTTAATGCAGATTCTCTATAAAGTCTATTTTGTCCTAGTTTTAATATTTCTAGTGTTGGAATAGTTGCTTTTGGAGTTGAATCAGGTGTAGTTCCTTCTACTACCCAAGAAGCAGTTCCAGTTCCAGTTTGTTTAGGAATTTTTAAATCTCCTGCTATAGTTGTACCATCAAAGAAAGAATATATGGTACTTCTATCTTTTAATTGTTTTATAATTTCTCCCGATAGAACCTCATTTATTACTATTCCACCTTCAGCACTAACTACAGTATTCATTGCTACTCTTTTTTCAAAAATTTCTCTAAGTTCTTCATTGTTAATAACTTCTTGACTTCTAATTTCTTCCTTTTTATCATTTACTTTAATTTCTCTTTTTTCCATACCTTTAACGTTATCCATTGTTTGTATAGTTTCATCAATTTTTCTAACTTCTTCTATAATTTCTGTCATTCTTGATTGTTCTACCTCATCAAATGCTCTAGTTTCAGTTTTTATCTTAGCAGACATTACCTCTATCTCCTCAATTAATACATTTCTTTTTTCCAATAATCCTTTTATCATTTATAATACCTTCCTCTCGTGCCATTCTTGGCTTTATTTTTTGTTTTTGGGCATAAAAATAAGACACCTATTGATGCCTTTGCTTTAACTTTAATATTAATGTTTTTGCTTCAATATGGTCATAATTTACAAATTCTCTTTCCTCTTCCTTAGTTGTATTGTCTATTATTTCTATTTCATCATCAAAACATCTTAATTCATATGTTTCTTCATTATCTCTAGTTTGTATTGACGTACCATTGTAAGCAGGAGTTTTTCCACTTAATATAGAAACTTCTTTTAGTGTAATATCCTCTAAAAATCTACGCTCTAATCCTTCTGTGTTGGTATTTTCTTTCCTATCCTTATTCATTAAAAACCCAAAACTCCAACCATTTAAATTACCTTCTTTTGCTCTATGTATAACATCAGGATCGCTTATTTCTGCCCTAGCATATAATCCAATATTATCTTCTCTAAGTTTTAAATTTGTTGTTGTGTCTCCCAATTTTCTACTTTTGTCATGATTTAATAGTATATCAACACTATTTTTTTCAATGGCTCTAGTAAAAGTCTTCGGCATAACTTGTTCAACAAATTTTCCATTAGCATCTGTTAATATTTTACTATCTCTACAAACTGCATTTACATATCCTTCTAAAATTACACTATCATTTCTTAATTCCACTTTCATCTTTTTTAATCACCTCCTTAACGACATTCTTACTATCTAAACTATTGGATTCGTTTGTATTTGGAGTATAAAACTGTTTAGTTTTAATATCATACAAAACATCAGCTAAATTTAATTTAATAAATTCTAAATTTAGTGGTTCTAAATTCTCTTCTTCTCTAACTTCATCAATAGTTTTTATAGTGTTTTTAATAGCCATTTCATGTGCCTTAAATCTTTCCTCTATATCAGCCTTATTTAAGCTATTCATATCAAATTCAAAATAATAGTTAGATTTTTCTGATTCCAATAATAGATTTCTGTTTAAAGCATTTTCTATAACTTTTAAAATTGGTAATATGCAAATCTTAATAAAATTTTTATATTCTTCTTTTGTTGCATTACCTTCTAATATTGCAGGAGGTACGTTTAATATTTTACAAATTTCAATAGTGTTAGCTTTTTTATTCTCAACAAGTTGCATTTCTACACTTGTAGCACTAGCTTCTGTAAAATCTAATCCCTTGTTTAATATCATCATGTTATTAGAGTTGTTAGCATATAGTTGTGACCATTGTGACTTTAAATCTTCTAATGCTTCTTTAGTTAGTACTTTATCAGATTTAAGAAAACCTTTTTTATTTCCACCATTCTTTACCAATACATTTTCATAAATTAAAGAGTTATAGGAAACCTGTAATATCTTTTGATTTTCTTCTACTATTCCAACACCTTTAGCCCCGTCTTTTGTATTTCTTAATAATTTTATAAATTCAAAATCTCGATACTCATTGGCATTTACTGTAAGAGAAAAACTTTTAAATATTGGGTCTACTGTATTATTTATTACACTGATACTATTACTATCTACATAATTTAAAGAATCTACAGTATTAAGTTTTTTATTAATATAACTATACCCATTTCCTTCTAAAAGATAATCTCTAACTATAGCTTTTCTAAATTGTGTAGCATCTAAGGTGTCTTTAGTATCCACATTAAATAGAGTAGTTCTATAATCCATTAATTCAGTTGTTTTTTTTCCTGCCTTTTCGTATAATTTTAATTTTGGTAAAACACAAGTATTACATATTAACTCTATACAACTAGATAAAGCAGGTATTTGCATAGCTTGTTGCGTGGTTATAATTTTATCATCTGTGATTAAGCCTAATAATTCTGCTAAAGTAACTGTATCTGTACCCTCTCTAATTTCTTCTTTTTTATTCCAAAACCAACTCATATGTTCACCTCCCCTCATATTTTCATATCAACTTTGTATAGTCCATGTTGAGCCATTTAATAATTCTTGTTCTAATAGATACATTGCATTTATAGTAGAAAATACCATGTCCACTTTCCCTGCTGTCTTTACAGATATTTTTTTATTAATATATTTATTAAGGTTTGTATCCTCTGTGCATCTACAATTACAAAAGTTGTTTTCATAAGCTAAGTTATTCCAATACCAAAACTTTCTATCTAGTATTAATTCTTTTAGCCATTTTATAGAACTATGTAAAACGGTGCTATGTTGTTTTACTTCAACACATTCAAAGTAAAATTCTCTTTCCCATCTCTGTGCTGAATTTCTTAAATTTCTTATGTCATATCCTATTTCAACAATATTAACTCCATATTTTTTAGGTAAGTCAGCAACAAAATTTTCAAACTGTGCATAATCTAATGAACTTTCACCACAGATAATTGTGTTCCCTTCAGCAATAGATTTTCTATAATCAAAGCTTTCACGTTTGCTTTTTTCCTCTATATAATCCTCTTGAATAAAACTCCAAGTCTTAGAATGTACCTCACCAGTGATTTCATCATACCCGACCATAGAGACACTAGAATTATCCCAAGTTTCTGCACCATCTGCTCCAACATAAACATCTTTACCATCCCAATCCCATTCTTCTTTAGCTTTACAGTTCCGAATTTGTTCCGAATTTACATATCCTTCTGTTCCAATTCCTTTGTATTTTATATTATTATGCTTACATAAATAATTTTCTCTTTTAGTTTCATATGAAATTGCATTTGCTCTTTTCTTTACAATTGCTTTAAATACTTTATTATTCTTAACTGCAACTGGATTGCTTTGGTATATAATTAAATCATTGGTTTTCCACATATCTTTTGCTAATAATTCTATATTTGGCTCATATAATAATGCAAAATATCTTTTGTCTTCATTAATGCCATCTAAAGTTTTCTTAGCACAATCTACCTCGGTAATCATTACGTTATTATCATTTGGATATTGTGTAGATATAATTATACCTAGTTTACTATCTAGTGTAATTTGTGATGAACGCATGGCTTCCACTGGGTAATCATCCATTGCACCACTTTCATCTGCTAGGAATATATTACTCAACTTACCGTCCATTCCATCATTACTATAAGCCAAAGGAACATATTCTATGTCGGTTAATTTACATTCAATCATGTCCCTTTTTATAACAAACTCATCTATTAATTGTGGGGATGATTTTATAATCTTTCTTATTGCTAATCTCAATTCATTACTCAATTTATAATCGGGAGCAACTGAAAAAAACCTAGAAAATCTAGGTTCTAGCAACATACCAATTATAAATATTATTGCAGAATTAAAAGTTTTAAAATTTTTTCTTGCAATTTCAAGCAAACTGGATTCGTAATACCGACTATCATCTTCCCTATAAAAAGTACATAAACTTGCAACTATAAAAAGCCATGCATAGTCTTCCATACCATCATAAATACTACAATGAAGGTCTGGATGTATCATCAATTTTAGTATTCCACAAATTTGATCAAATGCAAATTTATCTACATATGCTTCTGTATTATTACCGTCTACTATATTCTTCCATTCTCTAGCTTGTTTCTTTATATAGTATCCCACATATTCATTATCATTCTCTAAACACCATTTACAATATGTATAAGCCTTGCTCTTATTAATCTGCATTGCTTTCACCCCTAATGGCTTTTGCTACTGGGTTTTCTATTACTTCTGGTTTAGTTACACTTGTAAATTTTAAACGGTCTGCGGGAGAAAATCCAAACTTAATTGCAATATTAATCATTTGTGTCTCGGTGGCACGTTTTAATTTTATCCAAGGTGCTTCAACAAGGTTAGTTTCGCCTGCCTTGTTAGTGTATTCTGAAAATAAACCTTTATCATTTTCTAATCTTATACATTCACAATAAGTAGAATAACAATTACAATACATTGCCAGTTGTGTACTATCAACGTTGCTTAGAACTTTTCTTTCCTTTAATTCTTTAGTTAATTTTTTAAATTCTTTCTCTGCTATTTTATTTCCTTTGATGAATGGTGGCATTGTAAATTTATCACAATCACCATTTGCTTTTTTTTCTTGCTGTTGTCTATATTCTATTTGCTCTTTTGTATATCCACCTTTTTTAGTGTCTATATTATTTATACTTTTTCTACTTGGCATTTTTATCACCATCCTTTCGTTCTAATTGATAATTGTTTTCACTTGATAACCCCTCTAGGGTATCTATTTTAACATTCGTGTTTAAAAAAGAGGGCAGTCGGTGAATTTAAATCTTTAAAAAAATAATTATTCTCAATGGGGGGGTATATTGTATCAATTGTTTCAAGAATACAAACAATTAACCATTAATCTTATTTACTTCACTCTTTAACATTCCCATGCCTTCTAACCTCACACCTTCTAACCATAACCTGTTGCACTCTCTTAGTATCTTCATTGTGTTAACTCTATCTATCTTATACAACTCATGTACTACATCATGTACACTCTTATCTAATCCTATTACGTTATCTCTATCATATGCTTTACTATCATCTACTATAAGTTCTACTATGTGGTGCACACATGATGCTTGTCTTATAACACCATCTACATACAGTGACCATAGGCACACATACTCTTGTTCTTCTAGCACTACTACTCTTAACTTACGCCACTTAACAGACCAATATATCTTCTTATCTTCTCTCTTACTATCTCTATCATGTTGTTCCTTCGCAATCACAGGACACTTATGATTCATTGGTACTATGCCACAATGAGAACAACTCTTCATAGGCATTACTTATTACCTCCAATATCTAATCTACACGACAAAAAAGAAGCCTATCTCTAGACTTCTTTCGTATTTCATATTTAATTCTTACTAAGCTATAATCATTCATTAATTTATTAATTCATTACTTTCTTTATCTTCTACTATTTGAAAGTGTAAATCTATATCATTTTTTATAAAATAACTTTATCTAATGTAATATCTACATTATTTATTCCTTCATGCCTTCTTTTTTTCCAGTAATTTCATCTTTAAGTAGTTTTTCGTTTACTTCTTCTAAAACATTCAGACTCATTGTATAATAAGTTCCTATTACCGATCTTTTCCAATCATCATTATGTGCCATTAAAATATATGTAAAATCTCCTACTATTAAAACTGTAAATCCCTTTAAAATCGAATAAATTAAGTGGTCGTTAAAAGTTATAGATTTTCCAAGGAAAGTAACAAGGCTTAAAAAAACTGTAAAAAGTAAAACATAAAATACTGTAGCACTACTACTTTTACATTCTTCAAGATAACATATTTTAGAAGCTAAAATATTCTTTTCTTTAATGTACCCATCTTTAGTTTTAATTACTTTCAAATATTGTTCCTTAATTGCATCATAAACCTCTCCGTATAATGCATGTTCTGTAAGGCTGTCTTTATTAATTGTAATTTCTTGACATATATCAAACCTTTCTACCAATAATGAATTAAATTTTCGTCTACATCGTTCTAATATCAATCTTTTTAATATACTTAATTTGCAATAATGTATATCACTACTAATATCATTATCACTAGAATCCGCTGCAACTTCATCTAGAGCAACTTTAGAGTTGTTTTCAACTTCAATTACTCCATTCTCAATATCCTCTAAAACTTTTAATGAAATATTAAGCATCAAATTTCTTGGCTTTCCTTTAAGAATGTCTTTCCCAATGATATATGATACAAATAAAATCATTGCAAATAAAAAAAGTAATGTTAAACCAAATTTAGTTGCCTCATTATTTATGAACGAATTCAAATAGTTTATTACACATTGAAACGTAAAATAAAAAATACTACCTATAACAGCAATGTAATAAGCCAAACTGGACGAAGTAAGATTATTAGGATGCATTCCAAGGTTATCCTTTATCCTAATTTTCTCCATACTAATGCTAAATCGTTCTTGTTTCTTTTTCTTGATATAGTATTTTTTTATATAATTATAAACTTTGTCAATATTATTATATTGGATAATTGTTCCCTTATTTGATATGTCCGAATTAAATTTACTTATAATCTTATCATAATCGCTTAACTTATTTTTTCTACCCATTATTTTATTACCACCCCATAACCATTATTCGCCACAAAAATGGTAAAATCCTTTAATTATTTTTGGACAAATAAAAAAGCACCTAAATTAATAGGTGTTTTTCACTACTTCTTTATGGTTCTACCACTATGTAGTCTCCACATTTTTCACAATTAATTCTTATTTCCTTTAGTTCTGATTCAACTTCTTCAATATCTGTAATTTCATTTAAATCACCACTTACATCAATAGTTGGAGTATCAGCATTAAATCCATTATTTCTCATTCTCCATAATTGTACTTGGTTTCCGTTTTGATTTGATTTTAATTCTATAAAATTACCACATTTTTCACAGATAATTTGAATTTTCACTATAAATCATCTCCTATAAGACATCAACGGAACTTAAACATTATCTAATTCATCGTAAGGCATATTTGCCATAAGTTGTGCAGTCGCATAAAACTTTCTATATGCTTCTTGAATTTTTTGTACCGTATATTCATTATTATTTCTTTTACTATAAAATAACATAGTTAATTCCATTGCAACATCATTAAAATTTCTTTGTATCGGAGTTGGGATTACTTTAATTTCTTCTGCCATTTCTCTCACTTCCCTTCAATTACATATTTCTACATATGAAGTAAAATATCCTTTATATTCTTACAAATTTTATTTCTTTTTATCATGGCGTTTTTCACTATATTCATGTAATTTCTCTTTTGCAGTAATTGTTGCCGAATCATTCTTATTCTCTCTTTCTCTACTATTTTTAGGTTCTTCCTTTTCAATATCCTCTAAAGCCGTTAAACAAATACGCGAGTTAGATATCTCTTTTCGGTTTTTAATTTTAACCATTTCATAGGACGTCAATATTATAATAACTAAAACTAGATACGTCAATATAAACTTCATTTTAGAAAAAGCATCTCCAGGTATAGAAATTAAGTAAGTTGTCGCTATAGTTATTGCAAGAGCAATAACTGTTATATATACACTTGTATAGTTTATCTCCATTATTTTTTCTTCAATAATTTTTTTCAATTTTATTTTTTCATTTTTTATAAATTCTGGTTTATTTTTTATGAATTCAGAATCATCCATTTTACTTTTATAAATTCTATAAGCATTAATATAGTTATCCTTTACGGATTTATAGCTTTTTTTATCATTTGCAATTTCTTCAATACTTTTACTTCTTAAGAAACATATTTTTTTTAAGATATTGTTCACACAAATCACCTCATGACCATAATTCGTCATAAAGTAGTGATATTCCTTTTTATATGAAAAAGAGCGCCCATAATTGGATGCTCTTAAATAAATTATTTACCTAGATATCGTTTTTAATTCTTCATTTAATTCAAATAAATTCTGAAAAATTTTATCAATAGTATTTTCATCAATAAATTGTTGAAACTCCGGATTAAGGTTTTCTGTATTGCCATAATAAATTAAATACAAACCTGCACCTTTGACAACACTTAATTCAACAAATACATCTTGTTCATCCTCTTCTTTGTTAAATAAAGTAAAAACAATCTTACTTTCATAATATTTTATTTCAATTCTTTTATAACCTTTTATATCAATATATTCACTTAAATCTGTTGTTGCTTCAATACCATCTATTTTATATTTGTCAAGATTACTATTAACCTCATTAACAAGATTTTGCATTGCTCTACTAATAATATTTTTGTCAATAGTTAACTTCCTAAACTGTAAAACTAACTCTTCTTTCCAATCCACCATAAAACTTCCTTCCTCTTTATATTTATTAAATCTTGTAAACCACTTCAACGTTTGTTGATGATTTTGTGTTACATTCTAAATAATCCATCCCTCTTATTGAGATTTTATATCTATCTAAAGGAATCATTAAAACCTTATTCCCTGCACCACCACGCACTGGCTTGATCCCAGAAATTAATCCGTCTTCTAGCATACTATCAATTAAATCCCCATACTCATCTTTATCAATACTTAATTCTATTCCTGTTGGCATCTTGCTTTCTAAGTCAAGTTTTTTTAATATTTCAATAACTTTATCTTTTTTACTCAAGCTAATCACCTCCCCCATAAACAACATATTTCTACATTTAAGAGGTAATATCCTTCTTTTTGTAACATTTTATAAAATTATCTATAAGCCTTCATATCATCAATATTTAATGTAGCAAAACTTTTCTTTATCTTACTGAATTGTTTATTAATGACCTTGAATTCATCATAGAATCCCTCGTCCCATTTTAAAACTATTTCTTGAAACAAATCATCTTCTACCTTATATATACAACTTGTATAATTACCATTTCTTCTCAAAGCACAAGGATATATGAAATTTGCACTTAATACTGCAACCAAGCCAATTGAATCTATGATTTCAAATCTATCCTCTGTAAATTCTTCTCTAATTTTATCTATATTTTCACTCATTTTAATCCCTCCACTTTTAACAGGAAGCAACATTACATCGCTCCCCTATTTTTATTTCATTCCATATGTATATTTTCTATGTTTTTATGTTATAATTTAATTAACGTTTAATATTTATAAATTTACTACATCGCCAAATGTAGTTCTTGAAGTTGCATCTACGCCAATAGATTCAGCTTCTTTTTCATTTTCTATGTTCACATTTGCCCATAACAAACCTGTTTTAATTTTACTTATAGTACAATCTTTAACTCCATATATTTCAGCAATATCCTTGTTTCTTTTTCCTTCTTTTAATAGCAGTTTTATTTTTATTACTTTTTCTTCATCTAGTATTAATTTATATTCTTTTGTAGTAACAACTGCTTTGGCTATATTACAAACTATTACACCTTCAATTTGCCTATAATGTTGCATCCATTCATTTTCTAAATCTCTTGCTTCCACATCTGTATCTATATTACTTTCTAATATTTCCAATTTAATATCTAATATAGAATTATATGCATCTTGAAATTGCTTATTAGAGTGTACGCCCCTTTTAACCTTAGATATATTACCACTCAATCTTTCATACTTACCCGAACCCACATAGATGTAATCACCTACATGTACTGCATATACTATTTGTTTACTTGTATCAATATTTTTTATCATTATTATTGCCCTCCTTGTATGGCTCTCGCCTATATTTTTAGTTATTTAGTTTATAAATTTTTACTAATCTCGCTGCACTCATTTCCTCTGGCCCGACATTCTCTATGTACATCAAACACCCATCTAAATCTGTGAATCGAATATGCCTATGTTCCTTTTGTATCCTCATGCGTTCCTTAAATGAATTGTAAGGAAAAATCTCTACTAAACTCAACATCCACACCTCCGATTAATAGCTTGATATAAGAAAAAGCCAAGTGGAAATACACTTAGCTTACTTGGCTTTCTAATTTTTTAATTTTTTTATTTCTATGAGCTATTTTTTGTCCTCTATTTCTATTCTCAGCCATATGTGCTAATTCCTTAATATCATCTATATATTTTAGAATCTTATAACATTCTGCTATGTTTAAAGAACTTTCTTTAGCTATCACATCATGTAGTTTTCGAAGTCCTTTCATAGCACTCTCACACCTTATAACTCTTGTTTTGGTATCTAAATTTATAACACAATCTATAAACTCTTTGACTAATTGTTTAACATCATCGACATTACTGTCGACAAAGGTATTCATAGTTCTTCTAATACTAAACCTTATTTTATTATAATCCTCTAAAGACATTTCACCTTTTGTATTCATAATTTCATTTACTTCATTAAGTTTTGATTCCATTTCATTAAATTTATTAATATAATCAATCTTGAATTTAAAAGCTTTTGCTCCTGTAAATCCCATAGCAAGCAAAGTAAATCCATCTTTAGTTATTAAATATTCTTTGTATTCCTTACCTCTTGAAATATATGTGCTTTTAACTAAATAATTTTCAACTTGGGAAATCCCACCCTCAAACAATTCATTAATAACACCATTGTTTTTTATATTTCCCTTTGAATCAGTTCTTCCTTCTATAGAATAAATAACCTCAGCATGTTCCTTTTCGAAATCCGTAGCTATCGTTCTACTAGTAGCATATACCTTTCCGTTTTTTGTTAATAAATTAATTTTGTTGTTCATGAAAACAACCTCCTAAAATAATTTTGAAAGCCTCTCACCTTTCTAGTCCTCTCTGTAATTCTGTAAATTATTTTAAGAGGTATCCACTCCAGTTTTTACACCTTCATCGTTTCATCTACCTCTAATTTTAATAGTACCTACTTCTCACTTCGGTACAAAATTTCTCTGTAAATATTCACTTACCTTAAAATTAAGGTAAGCTAATTCCGTTCGATTTATTTATTATCCAGTAACATCACTGGTGCAATTTTTAAAATTACCAATATATATACATATTTCACTCCGTATATTGAGGTTTAAATATATACATATTGCTAACTTAAAATTCTTTGCCTAATTTGTTATTATCACTTTCTGGGTTTATTTTGTTAATATTCTGTAAATAATTAAATCTTTAAATAAATACACTTTTATTAAGTACATTTATTTAAAGATTTATATTGACATATGAAATTATTTTATGATATACTTATATTGGTGTATTATGTTCTAAATTAATTTAACAAAATAAATTATATATTATTTTAACCAGCTCAAAGTTAAGCTGACGGTAAATACCATCCGCCACCCCTATTGCAATATTCTTTCTAAAACAGTTAAAAGTGTAGTAAATGTAAACATTATTACAATTACCAAAGTCCATATACTACTTTTTTTACTAAATTTTATTATGTCTTTTTTTATTGCTATTATTTGTCCTACATTTAAAAAGATTACTATAATAAGCAATATAGCTAAAATTATATTAATTATTAACATCATTAAACATCTCCTTCGCCATTTTTTCGTTTTGTATTAGTCCAGTTCTAACAACATGTCCTATATAATTACTACTAAAAATTAAATTGTTGTAATAGTCCTCTTCTCTGTCTACCTCGTTATCGTCTTCATCAGCAGATTCTATTAATTCAAATACTTCGATAAATGTTTTCCAATCCACAAATTCCTCTATTACATTTAATGTATCTATAATTCTTCTATTTAATAAACACATTTCTTTTTTTATAAAATCCAGTCTTATTTGATATTTATTTCTAAACAAAGTCAAATATCCTATTGCTTGAGCATCATAAGTTTTTTCCATTTGCCTATTTTCTATTTGTTTGTTATATTGGGATATTGCTAATTTATAAATACATTCCTCATTATATAATTTTTTAGCCTGCTCCTGTAAACTTCCTTTTGTATTTATTTCTATTATAGCTTCCATTATTTTATCCATTATCTTCTACCTCCAAATTTGGGTATACTTACTCTATTTAATTTAGCCAGATTTCTTTTTACACCAATTGTTATATTATTAGTTTTATCTAACTTTGAGTTGATTTCCTCTAATAATTCAATTATTCTTTTTAAGTAATTTAGCATATTACGCCACCTCATTTAATACTTTTACTTTATTATGCAATTCTATAAATACATCTTCTTTTCTGCTAAAATTATCTACAGTAACACTAAAAATATTATCTTTATGATTTGCAATAATTTTGTCACTTTGAATAGTAATTTCTACATCAATAATACTAAAATATTCCAATCTATTAATTACATAATCCTTGATATCCTCTATCTTCCAATTTGGACTAAGGACATTTAAAACATTATATAAATCTCTAACATAACTTTTATATGTAGATAATTCATTTGTAACTTTAATTGTTGTATTGTATCTCTCTACAAGCTCCATATTAATCTTATTAACTCTGTCGATGTTTTCTCTACTCAGCCATAAAGCCATAGATTTAATTTTTCTATTATTGAATGACTTATTTTTGTTTATGTAATTTTGTCTGCTATTAATTTCATTTTCATAGATGTTATTTATAATGCTTTTGCAAATATTTAATACATCTGTCTTACCTTCAATTACTCCTATTGCAAATGCCTCTTGTAAATATTCATCATCAAAAATATTAATAATTATTTCATTGTTATTTAATTCTAATTTATAAGTCCAATATTCTTCTTCCCATTCTGCATGTGTATTAATTACCGCTTCAATCTCCTGTAAATTTATTTTTAATTGCTTAGTTGTTAATTTATTCATACATTCTCCTTCGCTCTTTTAAGTGTCGCCACTATTAATTTTAGATAATAAAAAAGAACGATTAGAATTTTATATCCAACCGTTCAAAAATTTATTATACTTCCACAAAAAGTGGTGAGAAGGGGTAGAACCCCGAACACCCTATATAATCTAATAAGAGTAAATAAAAAAGACATATAATAATTTATGTATCCATATCATGTTAAATATTGTTCTTGTTATATGTATAGTTGTACCCCTGTGACATGAAAATTACCATTCGATTTATTTGAACAATTTTGTATTAATTATAAATAATAGTAATGATAAATATATAACTATAAGATTAAAATACTATATATTCGTAACATATTGTTACAGTTGTATTAACGATATGTTATGTAGCCTATCGGCTAGTCTTCACAGACGGTGACACATCTTTAATTCTTATGGCTATCGCCAACGAATGAAATCTGTGTTCGATATTTTTCATATTTTTCTTTTTCATATTTTTTTCATTTTTCATATTTTCATATTTTCATACTATCATACTATATTACATTCTATTTCTATTTTATATTAGTTGTTTCACCCACTACATTTACTATATAATCTATATAACTAGATAAAAAGTAAAACATGTGGGTGAGTTTTATATTATCTTATTTACAATTATATAACTTTTACTTATTCTCTTGCCATCAATTACTTTATCTTCTCTTTTAGTTGTACTAACAGCATAATGTAAATTTAATTGGACTCTTAATATATTTTCCAATGTAGAGGGTTTAAGTTTTTTAGTTCTGTAATCTACTCCGTCTGCAACAGTTATTAATTCTTTGATTATTAAATCTGATATTGTTTGTTGTTCATCTGAATATAATCTTTGACCTACTATACTTTCTAAATATTTTTCTAAACTTTGGATTTCATCATTCGATATTACATTTTCAATATAATTAGCCTTATCAAAACTTCCTGTTAACTCTAACCAATGTAACTGCTCCAATACAAAAGCAAATTTACCACAAGTATCAAATTCTAATATAGTGTTTTCAAATGCTTTAATATCTAACTGCAATCTTCTATTTCCTATTAAATTTAATCCCCATTCTTTAGTCATATTATCTCTATAAAATAAGTCTTGCATTTCTCCTATTTTTTTTAAATCATTATCATATTTTCTATTAAATAAGTTAATATCTGCTTTAAATAGATCAACTTCTAACTGTTTATCTGTACAATCTTTAAGTTTATTTATGAATGACTTTTTATATCTTGTAGGTATATATAAATTTACTTCTTGAGCATCATTAATATCAATTCTTTTTCTACCCAACATTTGCATAAAAGTTATTCTATCCCAAGACATTATAACTATATTAGTTAACTTATCGTCATTTAAATTTATTCCATTATCCATTGCTTTTGTTGCACATAAAATTTTGCATTCAAATTTGCTATTAGATATTATATTATTGAGTTCTTCTGTTTTGTCTCCAGCTTTTACAATAGCGCAAATATCTTCCCCGAACTCCTCTTGTATTTCTGTAGCATCTTTTAATTTTGTAACAAATATCAGCCATTTTTCATCAGTTGTATCATTTTTAATAGTTGATATAATATCTTTTATTCCTGTGAAATATTTTATATTGACATAACTATAATCTACACCAGTTGTGTATTCCCACAGTTTAGGTTGTTTCCCTAAATAACCCTCACACATATGTAATATAGGATATTTCAATTCTTCCATAGTTGCACTTATGAGTATTTTAATAGAATTACGATTTTTACTCATTATTAATTTATTAAATGCAATTCTCACTTTAGCATTAAATCCACCATCTGCTAACAAGTAATGACATTCATCCATTATAATATAATCATACTCACTAGTTTGATAGTATTTGCTTAGTTTATAATCCTTATCTAATTCGCCATTCTGAATAGCATGATAAGAAGTAATTGTTATATCTCCTATTTCTGTTATTTTATCTAAGGTATCAACATCTAATATCTTGTTATTCTTATATAATATGTATTCACCTTTTTCACTCTTAAGGTATGGAATAGGTCTATTTAACTGTTCTAATAAGTCTACTTTTAATTGTCTTTTTAAATTAGTTCTGTTGCATATGTACAATAATCTTTCATGGTCTTTCATATGAGGAATTAAAACTTTCTTTATGAAATATGTTTTTCCTGTTCCAGTTTGTGCTTGAATTTTTACTATATCACCTTTTCGCCATTTCTTATAATCTTCTCCAATTTCATCAATAACCCATTTTAATTTTAATTTATTCATAATTAGAACACCATCCTCTTAATTTATTATCATAACTTAAATTGCTTTATTTGGGTTTTTATTAAACTTATCTCTTAATAATGTAATTCCTGTTATAGCTTTTCTAAATTCTAATGTATCTTCAAAGCTATATATTTTTTCGTCATTTTCTTTGTCGAATATAAAATATCTAAATCCTATGTAACTTAGTGAATTTGCTAAATATAATTTTTTAACCTCATAATACTTTTTATTTTCCATGTTATTGCCACCTTTCATAATTTTCTAATCTCTGTTAACTCCATAATCTTTTAATTAAATCCGTTTGTAATTTTTACATTGTTTTTCCACAAAACGTGGGCATAAGGGGTAGAACCCCGTTGCCCTTATAAGTCTATACATACTCCAAAATTATTTTTAGTTATATGCTTACTACCATCCGTCTTTAGCATAAATCCTTTAACTTTTACATTTGTTTTGCCTTCTATTTTCTTTTTAAATTCTGGAAATGTTTCTAATTTGGTTATATCTAAATCATAGTAGCCGTTTTCAGCTAATCCATTTTCTATATTTTCTATTAACCGTGTATCTGCACTTTTAAATCTAACTTCCGCTGCTAACTTATATCTAACTAGATCATTAGTTTTTAATTTCTGAATAACTGCATCTGATAAATTTACAGGCTTTTCTTCTCTCTTATAAGTATCATACATATATTCAATTTTACCTTCAGAATCTTTTATGTATTTATACTTAATGCTTGGGTTTATTTGGTCTACTGCAATTAATGCACACATAAAAAAGTTAATTATAAATCTTTCTGTAAGTTTTTCTATCTTACTTAAAGCTATTGCAACACTATAAATGTCGTTATTTTCTATTATTGTATTGGCTTTTAATAAGAATTCTGCATCTGTTTTATCAAGTGCCTTGTAGTAATTATATTTATTAATTTTATATCCTTGCTGAATATCTTTTAAATCTTTTTGCCACTGTATATCTTCCCATTTACTCGAAATATTTTCCTTATCTAAATGATGTATTGCAGTTTTAGTCTTAATTCCTTTATCAGCTTTAACCCTATCACTTTGTATTTTATTAATTTCTATTAAATAATCATCATACATTTCAGTTGTTTCTTCCCAAGATTTTATAGCATTTTCTTTTGTATATAATGTATTTACTAGTTGCTTTTGTAATTCTTCACCCTTGTCACTAAAACCTTTCTTTCTCTTAGCAATAACATTTAATAGTTCTTCCTGTACTCTATCTCCAAAATTATCCAGTGTAGAATTTAAAGAATACTCATATTTTGTTGTATCAACATCCTCTAATCTTTTAGCATATTGCAAGAAATTTGCTTTTCTTTTATATTTATCTTTTATAACCCTTGTATAAGCTTTAACGTCTATACAATTCATAGTTTTAGGGCTATCTATAACTAAGCTACTAACATATAAAAGAGAATATATATCCTTCTCATTCTCATAGAAATTTCGCTTTATTTTTTCTCTTAATATTTCATTGTCAAGATTATTGCTATAATCTAATATTCCTTTTTCTATTAATTCAACTCTTATAAATTCTTTAATTATTTCAAACTGTTCATCTTCTGTTTTATCTTTAATTTCAATTTTTTCACATTTTATTATTTTATTTTTTATTTGTTCCCAATTCCAAAATTTACCACTCTTACTATAGAATGTTGGTAGTAATTGGTTATTATTGTTAACACTGGCACCCATTATAGCTACCTGACCTATTAGGTTTCCAGAAGGTGTGTATGTAGCTAGAAATCTCCCCTCAGCATTAAATTTACATCTCTCTTTTTTACCATCTTGTTCAGATATAAAATACTTGCAATCAGCAGGTACAATTACAGCATTTCTAACTATAGAATTATCTACCATAGTAGTAGAGTCCCCATCTTTATCTGCCGATCCCATAAGGCCTAAAATATCTGACTTATCGTTAAAATATACAATTTCCTCACTTCTACACAACCAATTATCTAGAAAAGCATTTCTCTTAAACATTACATTATGTATTTCTGAATAAGCCATGCATGGATTTCTGAATATAGTACGTGTTTCTCCATTTTGAATAGCACTACAATAAAACTCTTCTGCATTAAGTCCATTCTCTCCCTGTTCCCTTGTCATTGCATAGTTTAAGTAACTAATTGGGTCTATTGCTATGTAATTATAAGTAGCTTTTAATGTAATTCTACCCTGTGCCATATCTCTTATTTTCTTCTCTATTAGTTTTGCTAGGTTCTTTTTAACGTAACTTAGCTTCACATTTTCTCGATTTATGTTTATTAATACATTGCTCTTATCTACCACATTTGTAATTTCTTTTAAATCTTCTATGTCATTTTCACTTTCTGCACATTGGTTATAAAATAGGTTTATGTAATCTACATTTATTTTAAATTCATTTTCAGCAGTTCCTTTTTCAAAAGGTTTTAATATTTTCTTAAATAGTTTAAAGTCCTGTTCAGCTAAAGTGTTATATTCGTTTGTAGTAACTGCTAACCCCTGCATTAGCTGATAATTCATTCTTCTATATTGCTTTATATCTTCATTCTTCTTGTTTACTTTAGTTATGTATAATTTATTTAATAATTTGTATATATCCATATGTTTTTCATTGTTACATTTTTCTAATAATGAATTGTATTCTTTCATGCCATAATATTCTTTGCCTTCTTCTTTTTTAAAGAAATCTGCCAATTTAACCATACTCTCATTAAGTAAAATCGTGTTATCTGTAACTACGTTCCATTGCTTATACATATCTAATAATTCAAAATGTCCATCTACTTTTCTACAATAATCTGTGTCGCCTATTTGGGCGTGTGCAATATCTAAATAAGCTATTATATTAAATCTAGTAACCATACCTTTAATAGCTATTCCAAAACCTCTTATAATTGCAAAATCAATATCGTCTCGTCCTAAGGTACGACCTATAGAATCCATAACTTTATGTGTCGCAATTCCACCGCCGTCAAATATATCTAATTTACCATCAAATTTATAATCCACTAAATCGTAATCTACCCCAGTTTTTTCTTTACCACCTTCTGTTGTATATGTAACATCTTTAGGCTCTACAGTCTTATATGTTCTTTTCCATTCTAGTTGTGCCTGAGGTAATATTATAATATTAGGCATATCAATTTCTGTAATCAACTCCGAAGTTGCAAGCGAAAACCTTGATAATATTTTCTTGTTTACGTACATATCTTTAGTTTTATCCACCTTAGAAAATTTACCTAAACTTATAATATCTTCAAACCATCCTGCAAAATCTTCAATTTCTGTATTTATAAATATGACTTCACATTTAGATTTTGAATTCTTATCCTCTTGTTTCATTCCACCGACTGTAGCAAACCATGCTTTGTATAATCTTCCTTCCCATGTTATTCCGTTATTCCATTGTTCTTTAGCTTCATTTTCTGTATAAGGTAACATTACTTTTATAAATTCCGTAACCTGTTCATCATCTTCAAATTCACTTTTTCTATAAGTTTCTAATGACTTTATTAAGAAGTTATATGTTCCCACCTTTACAATATTTTCTTCAGTTAAATTGTAAACCTCACTATTTTTAATATTTGATTGATTAATTTTTAATATTTTAATTTGTTTCACATTAATCCCATCCTTTCATAATTGATTATTTTATAATTGATTTTCCACAAAACGTGGTGCGAAGGCTTGGAAAGCCGAACACCTTATAAGATTATTTTATATATCCAACGGATTCTCCATCGCGAGTAAATAAAATTTTTATTTTAAATTTGAATAAATCTATTGATTAATGTCCAGAATAGAGATATACTATTGTCATAAGTTATTTAGATTATATATCTCTACTAGTAAAGTTAGTGTTTATTTGATTTTCAAGGAACATATTTCAATGTAATATAAAATTCGTCGTTTATAACAGAGGGTTTATTTCCCCTGTATTTGTGTTTGTCTTATACATATTTTAATTATAGTACCACAACCCTATTTTGTCAATGATTCCTAGAATCGTGACGTTTTTTTACTTTTTTGGACTAAAATATATTAACTTTTACAACTCGGTTAATGCGACTCGTGTTAAACAATGAGATGCATTTCTACCCTACTGGGTGTTTCGCCGACTCAGGTATATCTAAAAACATTTCTAATTCTTCTGGAAAAACAGGTCTATTTTTCAGCTTTAAATCTTCCATGATCTCGTCATCAAATTCATAGTTGTACTCATATAACCCGACCAGAGCCTCTATTATATCCATTTTCTTACTTATATATATTCTCTGTTCTTCGCTAAGATTTGTATTGGAAAATGCCTTTCTTAAGTATTGATAATATTCATTTACTTTTTGATGTTTTATTTTAATTATATTAATCACTCCTCTTAATTTATATGGATGGAATTAATGACCTGGAGGATCAATACTACAAACATCTGTCTGTGTTGCTTTTCCTACAGTAAAACCTCCAGACACATTTGTTGCAATTACTGTACTAATCGTTAGTGCAACTACTCCTGCCAAAATTATTCTCTTTTTCTTTTTTAAAATCTTCATATTTGAAGACCTCCTCAATAAATATTCTATGCCAGAGTTTAGCTGGCACGCTATCTATTAAGTTACTTTACAACATACTATCTAGTTCAGATTTTAATGTTATTAATATTTCCTCTTTTTCCGTATCTCCTATATTAAATAGCATTATCTTAAATTTAGTATTTTTATAAGTTTCAATGCATCTTTGCATTTCTGGAATATCTTTTAACATTTTAGCTTTATTGAATATAGATAATATTTTATATCTTTCTTCACCTATCTTGTCATAAAATTCGATACATTCCTCAAACATCTTAATTCCTTCCGGTATAAATTTATCAGTTAATTCCATACATATACTTCCAATCATCCAACAAGTGTAAGCATAATCACTATTTTTTGTTTTGCTAAACATTAAAGATTCTTTAGCCACATTATAAGCTTCATGAATATATCCATTCTTCTTTTTTGCAAGTGCTATGTGGAAATTTACCCACTCTAATTCTATGTCCATTTCTGGACTTTGAGTAATACTAACCATTTCATACAGGTTTTTTAAATATTCCTCTGCTAATTGCTCCATTAATTTATAATCCTCTTGACATTTAGCCATTCTTATTTCCATTCTTTTTTGTTCGTAAACTTGATACATTTTTAAACATCCCCAACTATTCTTAATTCCTAACTGTTGAAGTAATACTTTTTGAACCTCCTGCATCTTCTCTAGGTTTATAAATCCTATCTTAAATAAAATGTCATTCTTGTTAATTGTTTGAATTTGATTACTAAGTAATTTAGATTCGTGTAATAATCCGCACTCCATACCTATTATTACATTGTTATGACTGTCTGTATTAATAGTGGAGGTAAGTGGTATTATATTAATTAGATTGCTAAATTTATTATTATCTTGACAACTTATAACTAAAATAGGATGTTTTCCTTTTAACAAATCTCCTTTTCCTTCTAGTTCTGCCATAAAAATATCTGCTCTTCTAACTATTAATTTTCCCACTTAATTTCTACCACCTTTAAAATTGTTTTTTTGAGGTAGCAAGCAATGCCACCTCGTATATATTATTACTATTTTTTAACTTATTTTCCTGTATCCAATGAAGCAACTTAACCTTTCTGTCGTAGATAATTCTTCTCCACATTCTTCTGCTATTGCTTGCTCTATTTCTAACATGTCTAACCATTCGTAGGTGCCTTCTTGCACACAAATTAGCCCTGTCCAATGTTCTTCTGTCTGTCCTGTCCACTCTTCTACATCTCTTATTGAGGCTAAGTCTACACTATATACCGTAGTTGAAAAATCTTTACATAATTCTAATATTTCATTTTCTGAACCTACTCCATATGTTCCCCCACACAGACCAAAATTAAATATATTCTGAACCCCATTTGCACCAGTTTTAGTTGTTAAATTTTTATTACACATTTTAATATTCCCCCTAAATTTTATTTAATTTTCTAAGAGCATTTTAATCTATCCAATACATTTTTCTATGTCTTTTTAATCCACTTATACTAGGTTCTAAGCCTTTATTCTTACATGCTGTTATATAATCCATAACTATATAAACGCTCATTCTGTGACCTCCTATGCTTGTACTATAGAAGGATTTAATGTTATAATCTAAGTGCGAGTTAGGACTTAACATTATCCTTCGGGTGTGTTGGGTTCTTTTTTTATTTAATAGAATTATTAAATCTTTTATCATAATTAAATGTAAAACCTATACTTGTTACACTATCATCTTTGACCCTTATAAAGTAATTACTATCATCTAGATTTTCTATTACATTTAGAGCTACTTTTAACATTTCAATATTTTGCATAGCCATTTTATTATTTCTACCACTTTTCAATATGGTTCCTTCTTGTAGCTTTGTTTCAAATTCTAATTCTTTAATATATTCTTTTAATTTTTCATTTCTAATATCATTTGCCCATTTTACTTGTTTTTCTGAGCCTTTTAGTTCTACCATCACTTTCTCCCCCATTATTTGCTTTTTTAAACTTCGTAAACCTTTCCTTCTACATTGTCCTTATCCCCATTTATATGAGGTTTAATCCATACTTTTTTACCACTCTTGTATTCTCTCCAATGCCCTCTAACTGTCCAACCTAATGTGTGTCTTTCATATTCTCTTTTCTCTTCTTCCGTAGGAGGTTGTATATGATCTGTATTTAATGTAATTATTGTTTGTTTAATTAATTTAGTTTTAGGTTTTTTACCAGCTCTTTTATCCTTTTTAGATTGAATTTTATGTGTGTGAGTTTTAGTTTGTCTTATAACTTGTTCTTGGTTGAGTTGAGAATATATCAATATTGAAAAAAAATTACATAAAGTAATGTTAATTTCTTCCAAATGCTCATCTGAACTTATTGAATGACTAAGATAAAATTCACTTAATGATATATCTGTATCTTCTAAATCTGTTATAAATATTTTATCTTGAATCATTTTTATGCCATTTTTTAAAGTTATTATAGGTTTCGTTACCCCAATAGTAGGCTTAATTACTCTTACTATAGAGTTATATGCATAATTAGAAAATCTCAATTTTTCATTTACAAACTCAAAGTATATAATGAAGTATATATTATTACTTACATTTCTTTTTATTAGTCCTTTATTAAATATAATATTAATTAAATTCACATTTCTATTTATTAAGTCATTATTTTTTAAACACCAATTTTTTATTTTATCTAATTCATCCTCTGTAACTTCAATCACATCTAACTTATCTAAATCACCTAATGTTAACTCTTTCAATTCTACCACCCCCTTCAATTTATTTAAGGTCGCTACCCTCAGTGGATTATTTTTATATAAGCTATAAGTTCCAACTATAGAAAACTTTGTTTTGATTGTGTTTGTTTTCCATAATTTAATAATACACCTAGACATACAGTATGTCAACATATATTTCAAAATATTTCTAAATTTATTTGCACACATACATCATCTTGACGTATACTATATCTAGGAGGTGTTTCTGTGATTAAAGTTAAAATAAATGATATATTAGAAGAGAAAAAGATAAGCGTATATGCCCTTAGTAAAAATATAGGTATAAGCCAACATAATCTTTCTAAGTTAATTAAGGGCGAAACTAATAGTATTAGGTTTGACACATTAGAAAAAATCGCTGATGAATTACAGTGTGATATATGTGATATATTAAAAATAGTTAAAGACTAGAAATTAATCTAGTCTTTTTGTTTATTAATAATATATTATTTTTGTTAGATCTTCAGATATTAAAATTTTATTATTCTCTAAAAATTCATCATAACTTAAATCAAATACATTTATAATATTTTTATTAATATTATGTATGAAAAATTTATTTCCAATTCCAGTTACTTCCTGAATATCCTTAACTACTTTTTTAAGTTTTTCTTTAAATTTCGATTCTATTGTCTTAGTTAATTGTTCAAATTTTTCATCTGAAATTTCTTCAATTTCATAAATAGAATCCAATACAGCACCTGCTCCTTTTGCAATACCTTGTATGTGAATTAATTTATAAGTAAACTCTTTTGAATTTTCATTTAATTCAATACTTTTTATTGTATCAACTATTGTACATTTTTTAACGAAACTTCCTACCATTACATTTCTCTCCTGTCTGCTTTTTTAGTCACTATTTATTCTATTTTAACCTTTTTAATTTCTCCATTTTCTAGTGTTACAATTTTATATAAACCAATTTTTGATTTTATTTCCTCTCTATCAATTATGTTTACAAATATATCTATTTCATTTTCTAACACTCTCAAAACATTATAACCACTATATTCACATATCAATATCTCGTTTTTCATAGTTATGTGTATTTGTGTAAATGGTACGAGTACAGCACTTAGTCCTTCAAATTTATCAGTTTCACATAAAATATTGTTTTGATTGTCTTCCTCTATAAATCGTATTTTCATTTATAATTCCACCTCATCATTAGTTATTATTCTGCTATTTTTTGTTCTTGTGTATCTGATTTCTCTTCATATTCCCTAATTTTTTCTTTTATTTCATCAATTTTATATTTGGCATTTAAAAGATTCACTTTACTGCTAACATCATTAAATTTTTTTTGATTTAAACAATTTAGTATTTCTATTATCGCATCTAATTTTCTTAAAGCATGTGCATAATCCCTTTTATCAGTTCCTTGATGTAGTTTACTTAAAACTTTAGTAGCTTTACCTAAATGTATCCTAATATCTAACATATCTTCTATTAGTATATCTTCGGGAACTAATATTACCCTATCCATCATTTTATCACTCCTATATCTTTTGTTTTTTGTCTAAACATAGTATAAATTAAAAACGTATTTTTGTCAATTTAAACGCATTCACCTCCTTCTTGCTTCATTTTACTCCATTTTTCATTTGCCACGTTTAATAAATACTCTTAATACTATTAAGTTAATCAAAAAAATCCATCATTTGGGCACTTTTTATTGATAATGTTGGATTATATTATCTTTAGACCATACAAAATCATACTTCCAATCTTAATTTAACTAAAAAACTTCTTATTATTTACAATTATTAACAATATTTATTATAATTTATAGTTTTTATTTGAATTTTTGTTATAATATACTAATTAAATTACATATGTATTTAATAATTGTTTGTGATTGCCTTAAATTTGAACCATTTTATAATTGTTTTAATAGATACAGTGTATAAAATTTTTAAAATAGTGTATAATTTAAATACTTCATTTTTATTTAAATAACTAAAGAAAAGAAAACAATACTGCACTGGGATCCCCCTAGGTGCAGTATTGTTATTTTTATTGATAATCTAAAATCTAAATTTTATCTCATATATCTTATCAGCTCCATTATTACACTCTGCCACTTATGCACTAGAATATCATTACAATTTTTAATGTTTCCAGTCTTTAATATAAATACCTATACAATCGATCAATTCATCTCCATATTTATCAAAAGCTTTTCCAATAATATAATCCAAATCTTTTTCTTTCAGCTCCCTTAATGTCTCTGAAAAACAATCACTTCCATTTATAGAATTTGTATATAAATAGTATCTTTTTTCATTCATGTCTTGTATATATTTAGGATCAGCTCTATCCTCTAAACTTCTTTCAATAAAAGCAACTGATACATAGTTATTTATATCGAGCTTATACAATTTGCATATACCCATTAATCTTCCAACAGGTATTCTCATCATCATTTTGCTATCAGAATAAGCATAAATTTCTTGCTTTAAAACTTCAATGTAACCTTCAACTTCTTCGATACTGCCTTGTCCACTTTTTAATTTGTCTAAATCTATCATGATATCCCCCCATATTTCAAATTAAATTATAAGATTATATTACTATATTACCAAATTATTAACAATGCTAATAATATATTGCTTTTCTACACTCCTCATTTTATTTAACTCTTATTTAAATTTTAACCTTTTCTAAAATATTCACAAACCCATGGCCTTGGTCATGAAATATCACTTCTGTGCATCTCTGTCACTTAAATGAACAACTATAAGGAAATCATATTACATTTGATTTTAAATGGACTTTAGCGATATTTGAGTTAAACCCCTTTGTTTTCAACGTTTTATTATTTAGATTTAATTTAAGAATTTACTTGACACTACGAACTTGAACTTCTAATATTTGGGAATGTTAAGCACGACGTAGTTACCCTAAAAAATTAGGATAACGTAATATTTGGTTGATGTTGAAGTCTCTCGAAAGCCTATTTGTTATAATACTTTTATATGTACTCTATTCCCATACATACTCATAAACTGCTTGTCCATGATTATATTACACCCTTGTCTTGCGACTAATAGCGAACCACCCTAAGTAATATTTAAACAGGACACTTATACCCTGCTAAGGTCGTAGAACACAAATAGGCTCAAGCATTACAACTCCCACTGTACTTTATAGCATCGGACACAGTTATCCTACTCTAATTATTTAGACTTGCTAGAGTGCCTACACAAGTAACCTATACCTTAAATTTTGGCATAGGAAATAAACCTTGCAAAACCTTATTTTCTTTGATAAACTTTATATGAGGGTAAATAGGTTTTAACAAGAATCTATTAATTTATATTCAATTTTTCAAAAGGCTTGAAGGTATGAACTTCGTAGCCTTTATTTTTTTATCTTTACGTATTTCCCTTTATTTGTTGTAGGTTGCATAAGTTCTAATGGGTTAATTAAATCAAAGTCCTTTTGTAAATCCACCAGAAATAAATCCATATATTCTTTTACTGTAGATAAATCTGCATGACCTAAAATTTGCTGTAATCTAAATGGGTCTCCTTTGCCATTTATAATCCAAATTTTGGCAAAAGTATGTCGCCATAAATGTATTCCTGTTCGCATTACCCCACGTCTATTATTGTATTTTATTAGACTATGTTGAATTGCGTTATTTGTAAGCTTATCACCATATCTACTGCAAAATAACCAATCTTCTTCATCTGCATTTCTAATATCAATATATTCTTTCAGTACATTTACAAGAGTTCGTGAAACTGGCACTATTTGATGATATCTATTTTTAGTTGTAGTATAATGCAACAATTGATTCTTTAAATCAACATCACATATTTTTAAATTGATTAATGTTCTAACTCTCATCCCCGTGGCTAAAAGTGTATTGATAACAGTCCAATCTCTAAAATTAACAAACTCTGATTCATTTAAATCGGGCTTTACAAGTAATATTTTTATTTCCTGTTCTGTATAGGTTTCTTTAATTTTCTTTTCTTGCTTCATAGATGGGATTTTAAAGTCTTCTAAGTAACCCATTTTCATAAAGTAATATAACATTACCCTTACACCATTTATTGCAGTATTAAAAGATATAGAGCTTTCTAGTTCTGTATTTCTAAGATTTAATATAAAATAATCTACTGTTTGCTTTGTAATATCCTTTACCAAATTATCATCATCATAAAATTTAGTAAACCGATTATAAGATTCCTCGTAAAAAGTCAGTGTTGCATCTGCAAGATTTTTAACTCTACAGTGTAATATAAATTCCTTAAATGCGTCTTTTAAAGTTTTTTTGGATAAAGGTTTAATTTTTAATTCTTTTCTCAT